TCGGGTTCTGAGGCTTGTTTCCGCTACGGCAACGGACACGCCCGGGTTCACTGAGTGCACCGGAAACACCTGGTGTCCGCCACGAGGATTACGGCATGGCAACTCCATCGGAAATCCTGGCCAGGCTCACGGCCACCGTCGCTGAGACGACCCAGGTCATTCCCGTGAGCAAGGGCATGGTCTACCTGATGGCGAAGGACGGGAGACTCGGCTCGGTCAGGATCGGCACCCGGCTGCTGATCAAGACCGACTCGATCCGGGCGCTGATCGAAGGCCGCTGATGGCCGTGGATGAATGCCTCACCGCCAAGCCATCGGTCTGGGTGCCGCTCAGCGGCACAGCCGCGGCGGGATTCGGCACGGACGCGCTCGGCGATCCGGCGCTGGCAGCGGTCGTGATCTACTCGCCGACCTCCGATGCTCTGCGGTCGATCACGCTCAAGGGCGCACTGGAGCGGCTCTCGGAGACGGACGAGCACGCCCGGATCCGGCAGGACGAGCCCCCCACTCCGAGTCAGGTGCGCAAGGCGTACTCGCGCATGGTCCTCGCCGATGCGCCTAGAGACGGGGCGGCCGCGCTCAAGATGCCGGCGCCGGCGCTCCTCGCCGAGATCGAGGCCGCCACCGCGCCCGGCGAGCTCGCCAGACGGTCCGGGGAGCCGCCGGAAGAGTTCTACCGGCGGATAGCCAGAGCGCACGACGCGCTGGCACAGGTGACGAAGAGGCCGACAGCCGAGATAGCCAGGCGCGCCGGGGTCCCTGCGGGAACCGCCGCCTCATGGGTTCACTATGCACGCAAACGAGGCTGCTAAGTTCTCAGCCGGGACGCGCCGGTCGCGGTCCGCGCCGACCCCGAGCCCCACTTCGACCGCGCCCCCGCGTCGTCCCACGCCCGGTACATCTGCTCCGCGGTGGCGTCCCGGTACCCCCGCGGCATCGGCGTAACCGACACTCCGCAGCGACAACGATCATGATATCGAGAACCGTCCTTCGCCCTGGCTGCGGTCTCCTTGGAGGTGTAGGCGTGGCCGCGGCCGGCGAGCATGACGCAGAACCCGCACGCCCCCTCGTGCGCGATCCGCGCCCACCCGGCGACCTGCGGGTGCCGCCAGCCGGAGGCCGGGTCGGCCATGCCGGTGAGCGCGGCCCGGTCGGTGTCGTGGACGGCGCTGCCGGCGATCTTCGACTGGAACGACCGTTCCCGACGCACCGCGTCCTCCGGCGGGGTGCCGGAGGCGACCCGTGTCCCGTACAGCCCCTCGGACGCGGCGAGCATCGCGGCGATGTCCCGCCCGTACCGGTCCACCCCGACGACGCGCTCCGCGGGGACGGCCGCGGCGATCGCGGCGGCGCCGAACGCGGTTGCGAGGACGGCGTCGGCGTACAGCAGCGCGGCGTCGAGGCCGTCGTCCTGCGCGGCGATGATCCTGGCTGCGACGAGCGGCCCGATCCGGGCCAGCGACCCGGCGGGGTCGAGCGGGTCGAACAGGTCGGCCCAGATCCGGTCCACGTCCCGCAGCAGCAGCGCCCGCACCACCGCCAGGCGCCGCTCCTGCCGTTCGAGCGGGTCAGCCACCGGCGGGGGGCCTGCGGTAGTACCCGCCGGTGGGGCTGTGCGCCTCGACGCGGCCGACGTGGTGCCTGCCGCGATGCTCCACGCTGTCCTCCAGGCGGCTGACGAGGATGCTCACCGACCCGGGCAGCCCCCGCGCCTCCTCCAGGAACATCCGCAGGTCGTCCAGGGTGATCCAGTCCACGACGCTGGGGCCGGCGGTCACCGCCACCGACTTGGTGGACCAGACGACCACGTCCGGCCCGTTCCGCCCGGTCACGCCGCCTGCCCGCCCAGCCCGTAGGCGGTGGCCTGCGCGGACGCCTGCCGCTGCTGCTCCGCGCCGACGTCGGCCATGATCCGTTCGATGGTCTGCGGGGAGTTGCCCTGCTGCTCCAGCAGCACCTGCAGCGGGATGCCGACCTGCCGCAGCTTCAGCAGGGCGTCGGCGACGGCGCCGGGGGACCGGACCTCGGTGTTGCGCCACACCACCTGCAGTTCGTCGTCGCCGGCGACCGTGTCGTTCCCGGCGGCGCGGCCGGCGAGGCGGATGACGTGCTCCCACGCCTCCCCGAAATCCAACTGGCGCTGATGGACCTTCGCCATCAGCCCGTCCTGCGCCGCGAGCAGCGCCTCCGCCGACGGCGGGTTGGAGATCCCGGCGAGCAGGTAGTGGGCAGGGGTGCGGGTGGCCGCGGCGAGGTGCTTGATGTCCTGGTCGACCGCCTCGATGATCGGGCGCAGGTCGGTGGCGGCGAAGTCCCCGAACTTCGTCTCCGGGTCCTCCGACACCCACACCATGTCCGAGCCGTACTTGAACGGGGCGCCGGCGGGCAGCGGCTTGCCGTCCGCTCCGAGGATCGGCTCCCCGGTGGCCGGGTCGATCACGTTGCCGAGCGGCTGCCCGGACGCCCACCGCTGCCGGTAGGCCCCGAACTTCCCCGCGGTCAGCCGGCCCATCACGGTCTCGGTGATCCGGTCGATCGCCGGGGTGTGGTCCTCGATGTCGGACACGCCGTCGCCGCGCAGGTCGGGGACGTTCGCGACCCGCACCACCGGGCATTCGCCGAGGCCGTGCGGGACCTCGTCGATCTGCATCCACCCGGCCTCCGGGCCGACTGTGACGGTGTCGGGGTCGTCGCGCCACCACCGCGCCACCGCCGCCATGTCGCCCCTGCCGGGGGTGCGGGCGAACATGAACGCCGCGTCCGCGTCGTACAGCGCCGCCATCGGCACCCCCGCCGGACCGACCCACCGGTAGGCCGCCTCCGAAAGGAGCCACGGGTCCCAGCCGAGCGTCCGGCCGATCGAGTCGCGGCGGTCCAGCCCCCGGATCGCCGGTGCGGCGCCGTCGCCGTCGCCGGGCCACACCAGGACGTGGGTGGAGCCCTGCACCAGGGCGTCGGTGTGCACCGCGGACTGGCGGGCGTCCAGGGAGGACGCCTGCCACCAGCCCCACGCGACCGCGTCCATCGACGGGTCGCTGCATTTCACCCCGTCCACCACCAGCCGCTCCGCGACCGAATCGACCACCAGCCCCGCCCAGCGGGTCCGGGCCAGCGCGGCCAACCGCTTCACCTCCGGCCCCGCCTGGTGCGGGACGTACGGGTCCGCGGAGCGGCCCCGGTAGTAGTCGCGCATCCGGTGCAGCTTCGGCTCCTGCGCGTCCAGCTGCGCCAGCAGCCCGGTCAACCGTTCGACGGGGTCCACGGATAACGACTCTAGTAGTTCTAATGAGCTAGGTTCTTGACCTGAAAGGGCTTATCCGATACATAAGAAAGCGAGTCCTATCCGAAATGGCGGATTCACAGCCCGAAATGGGCGAGCAAGGCGGCACAGGTCCGACGGGAACCGGCGCGGGAGCCGAAATGGCGTCCCCCGGGACCGGCGAGGGCACCGAAATGGGGCCCGAGCAGGACGTCGCGGCGGAACTGGCGAAATGGAAGGCCCTGGCCAAATCGAACCAGGCCAAGTACGAATCCAACGCCGAAGCCGCGAAGAGGCTGGCCGCGATCGAGGAGTCGCAGAAGACCGAGCAGCAGAAGCTGATCGACCGCGCTACCGCGGCCGAGAGGCGCGCCGAGCAGGCCGAGCTGCGGGTGCTCCGCGCGGAGGTCGCCTCCGCCAAGGGCCTCCCGGCATCGATGGCGCAGCGGCTGCAGGGGTCCGACCGCGACGCGCTCGAAGCGGACGCCGACGCCCTGCTCAAAGACATCCCCTCCCCGAACGGGAGGCCGAAGACACCGCCCGCCGACGCAGTCGCCGGGAAGGGGCAGGCCGAGCAGGGCGGGAAGGGCAGAGACGTGTTCGCCTCCGCGATGAAGGGGGCGACCTGATGATCTAGGAGGCGGCCGCCATGGCCTTCACCCTTTCCAGCGTCGCGCAGGCCGTCCCCAAGGCCGTGTCCGGCCCGATCTTCGAGAAGGCCCGCGAAGCCAGCCTCGTCATGCAGCTCGCCCAGCGCGCCCCGTCCACCCTCACCGGCACCGCGATCCCGGTCACCGTCGGCGACATCGAGGCGGACTGGGTGACCGAGGGCGCGGAGAAGCACGTCGCCGACGGCGGCGCGACCACGCTGGTGATGGAGCCGAAGAAGGTCGCCGTCATCGTCCTGGCGTCGGAGGAGTTCGCGAACGCGGACCCCGCGGGCCTGTTCGACTCGATCGAGCAGCAGGCGGGGGAGGCGCTTGCGCGGGCGTTCGACATCGCCTCCCTGTTCGGCAAGCGCACCGTCGGCACCGGCTCCGGCCCGTTCGACACCTGGATCGGTCAGACCACCCAGCACGTGATCCTGGGCACCGCGAGCCAGGAGGAGGGCGGGCTGGAGGGCGACCTGGTCCACGGGCAGGAGCTCACCCCCGACTGGACCGGGTACGCCCTGGACCGCACCATGCGCGCCCGCCTCGCCAACCAGCGCGACGCCCTCGGCCGCGCCCTCATGACCGGCACCGACACGATCGGCGGCGCCCGCGCCCTGTACGGCACCGCGATCCACAAGGGCGACCCGACCGCGGCCGGGTTCGGCGGCGACTGGCGGCAGTGCGCCTACGGCGTCGGCATGGACCTGACGATGAAGCGCAGCGACCAGGCCACCGTCCGCGTCGGCGGGCAGCTGGTCCCTTTGTGGCAGACCAACCAGATCGGGATCCTGATCGAGGCGGCGTACGGGTTCGTGGTGAACAACCCCGCGATCCATTTCGTCCGCTTCGACGAGGCCAACCCGGTCACCCTCGCCACGGTGGCCCCGGCCAGCGTGGTCACCGCGACCCCGACGTCGGTGGCGTTCACCGGGACCGGGTTCGACGCCTCCAGCATCGTCCTGGAGGACGGCGCCCCGATCAGCCCCGCGGCGACGAACACCTCGGCCACCGTCATGACGGCGGCCACGTACAGCGGCGGGACGCCCGGGGTGAAGCAGATGAGTGTGCGCACCGGCGCGTTCGAGTCGCAGAAGCAGCCCCTGACCGTCACCGCGACGCGGCAGGCCGACGCGGCCGAACAGCACGGCGTGGACGCGAAGGACGCCCCGGCGGGGCAGCCGAAGCGCGCCGCGGGCAAGTAGGGGCGGACGGCGGATGGCAGCGGACCCGCTGTGCACGGTCGATGACGTCGCCGCACGGACCGGCGCCGTCATCGTCAAGGGCACCCCGGAGTACGCCCGCACCGAAGGGGCGTGCACGTACACCAGCGCGGTGCTGCGCGCCCGCTACCCGCTGATCCCCGCCACAGGCGTCCCCGCGGAGGTCAACGCGGTGGCCACCGAGGTCACCGTCCGCTACCTCGGCGCGGACCCCGCCACCGGCGGGTTCGTGTCCGAGACCGCCGGCGCCTACAGCTACCGCCGCTCCGGGAGCATGGGCGCCACCGCCCTGACCGAGGGGGAGGCGCTGGTGATGGCCCCCTACGGCGCGGGCCCGGTCCGGATGGTGCCGCTGTCCAACGGCCCCGCCCGGGACGCCTGCCGATGCGGCCGGGACCTCGGCGACGAGGAATGCTTCGCCGTCGGCCACGCCCCCGCGGCGCCCCTGCACGAGGGGGCCCGGTGACGAACATGAGCCTGCTGAACAGCACCGTGGTGCGGCTGCGCGCCCCGATGGCCGCCGACGCGTACGGCAACCTCGCCCCCGACTGGGCAGCCGCGGACCGGCTGCCGATACGGGCGCGGGTGCAGCAGGACTCCCAGCAGGAGGACACCCTGGACCGCGACCAGCAGACCGCCGTGTTCACGGTGTTCCTGCCCCCCGGCGCGGACGTCACCGGCTCCGACCGGCTCGAATGGGCCGGCCGCACCCTGGAGCTCACCGGCCCCCCCGCCACCGTCGACGGCTACTCGGCCCCGCACCACGTGGAGGCCCGCGCCCGTGAGGTGGTCGGCTGATGGCGGATGTCGAGTTCGTGATGAGCAGGACGTTCCTGCGGGCGCTGCTGCAGTCCCCCGAGGTGGAGGCCGCGATGCGGGACGCCGCGCAGCGGGTCCTGTCCGCCGCGGCCGGCGGCGCGCCGGTGCGGACCGGGGACTACCTGCGCTCCCTGCGGATGGTGTCCGGGGTGGAGAAGGGGCGGGCGAAGGCCCGCGTCGGCTCCACCGACCCCGGGGCCCCAAAGATCGAGAAGCGGACCGGGAACCTGCGCCGCGCCCTGGGGTCCGCGTGAGCGCCGCGCAGCCGATCGTGCTGCCGGACGTGGAGAAGCTGGTGTGCGACGCCTTGAAGACGGCGATGCCGTTCGTGGACGTCGGCACGACCCTGGTCGGCTGGCAGGCCGGCCGCAAGCACCTGCTGGTGCGCCGCACCGGCGGGAAGGTCCGCTACCGGTGGCTGGACGAGGCCGAGGTGCTGGTGGAGGCCCGCGCCGCCGACCGGGCCTCCGCGGCGCAGCTCGCCGCCGACGCCCGCGCCGTCCTCGCCGCGCTGCCGACCGGGCCGCCGCCGGCCGGTGCGGTGGTGCCGTCCGTGGACGAGGTCCGCGGGCCCGGGTGGATGCCCGACCCCGACGGCGGCGGCCGCTACCAGCAGTTGTGGCAGATCAAGACGCACCCCCAACGAGGAGGCTGACATGGCCGAGGACCCAGGCGAACTGTTCGTCGCAGGCATTTCCGGCGGGCAGATATGGGTCGCGCCCCGCGGCACCGCCGTCCCCGCCGGTCTGGAGGAGCCAGGCGCCGGGTGGACCGACCTCGGATTCCTGTCCGAGGACGGGCACAGCCTGTCGGAGGAGACCGAGACCAGCGACATCAAGCTGTGGCAGCGCAACCAGGTCGCCCGCACCATCGTCACCGGTCAGACGGTGGAGGTGAAGATGGCGCTTGCGCAGTGGAACGCGGACACCCTCGCCCTGCGGTTCGGCGGGTCGTGGACGTCGGACTCCGTGTCCGGGGTGAAGACCCTGAAGGTCCCCGCCTCCCGGCAGTGGGACCTCGCCATGATCATCGACTCCACCGACGGCGGCCGCACCTACCGGTACGTCCACGAGAAGGCGTCCATCACCGGGTTCGAGGAGATCTCGCACAAGGCAGGGGAACCGGCGCTGCTCGGGATGACGGTGCGGGTGGTCCCGGTCGACGACGTCGACTGGTTCGAGCTGCGCACCGACGACCCCGCCATCGCCCCGGTCGCCATCACAGGGGTGGTCGCCGGCACCCCGGGCGCATTCCAGCCGCCCGGCGCCGCACCGCCGGCGGACCTGACCGCGCTGAAGGCCGACCCCGTCGTCGGCGACACCGGCTCGAACAAGCCCGCTGCGACCCCGTGGACCACCGGCCAGTACGTCGACCTCGGCGACGCGTCGAAGGCGTCCTGGGGCGGCACCGCCTGGGCCGCCGGCCCCGCAGCGCTCGCCGCCGGACGGAGGGCGGGCAAGTGACCGCGATCGACGTCAAGCAGCTCGCCGCGGAGAAGCTGATCCCCCGGCAGGGCATCGAGTTCAGCTACGGCGACGTCACCTTCAAGTGCCCGCCCCGGCAGGCGTGGCCGCTGGAGTACGTCGAATGGATGGCCGAAGGCTCCCCCGAGAAGGCCCTGGACGCCATGACCGAACCTGGCACCTACGCCAGGCTCCGCGACGCCGGCATGACCGCCGGGGAGATGGGGCTGGTCCTGGAGGCCCTGGGGTTCGCAGTCCCTTCCTAGAAGAGCTCCTCGGCGCCCACCGGCTGCTCGAGGAGCGCACCGCAGAGATCGAATGCGACCTGCAGGAGGTGTACGGGATTGACCTCGGCGACCTGTTCACCGGCGCGCTCACCTGGCGCCGCCTCATCGTCCTGCTCAAGGGCCTGCCCGCAGGGTCCCGGCTCGCCCGCGCCCTGGACCCGGCCGCCGCATGGACCACCGGCGACTACCTGGCGGCGCAGGCCGCCGACAACACCAGCCTCGTCGCCGACGAACTGGCCGCGTTCCGCTGGCAGTGGGCCACCGCCAACAGCAAGAAAGGGTCCCGGCCGAAGAAGCCGAAACCGTACCCTCGGCTGCCCCGACCCGGGCAGAAGCCCAAACCGGCCGCGGCCGCGCGCCGCCGCCCCAGCCCCGGCGAGGCGGCCCGCGCCCTGGCCGCACGCAGGAAGGCGGTGACCCGATGAGCAGCGGCATGGAAGCCGGCGTCGCCTACGTCACCATCGTCCCCAGCGCCCGTGGCTTCGGGCGGGAGCTGAACAAGCAGATCGGGGCGGAGGCCGGCAAGGCCGGCGACGACACCGGCAAGAGCACCGGCAAAGGGTTCGGGTCGGCCCTCATGCGCACCGTCGGCGGCCTCGGCATCGGCCTCGGCATCGGGCAGGTCATCGGCACCGGGATGCAGACCGCGATGGACAACGAGCTGGCGAACATCAAATTCACGCAGCTCCTCGGCTCGGGGGACAAGGCGAAGGCGTTCATCACCGACCTGAAGGACTTCGCCGCGAAGACCCCGTTCGACTTCCCCGGGCTGCAGGACGCCGGCAGCCGGTTCCTCGCGGTCGGGGTGGAGGCGGACCGGGTCATCCCGATCATGACCACCCTCGGCGACGCCACCTCGATCATGGGCACCGGAGCGCAAGGCATCGACCGCGCCACCACCGCCCTGACCCAGATGTCGCAGAAGGGCAAGGTCACCGGCGAGGAGATGATGCAGCTCACCGAGGCCGGGATCCCCGCCTGGGAGGCGCTCGCGGCGTCGATGGGCGTCACCACCGAGGAGGCGCAGGACCTCGTCAGCAAGGGCGTCGTCCCCGCCGACCAGATGTTCCAGGCGCTGGAATCGTCCTCCGGGGAGGCGCTCGGGGCGATGAAGGGCGGCATGGAGCAGATGTCGCAGACCGCCGCGGGGCAGTGGTCGACGTTGAAGGACACCGTCACGCAGGGCCTCGGCGCGGTGTTCACCGCCGGGCTGCCGCTGGCCACAGGGTTCCTGTCCTTCGTCACCGGCAGCCTCATCCCCGGGATCGAAGGCTTCGCCGACGCGATCTACCGGTGGCGGGTGCCGCTGATCGTCATCGGCACCATCATCGGCGTCTTCTTCCTGCCGCTGCTGGTCGCGATCGCGACCGGGATGGTGGTCACGGCGGCGACCACGATCGGCGCGCTGATCGCGATGCAGATCCAGTTCGCGATCTTCGCGGCGTGGGTGGCTCTGCAGTGGATCATCGCGTTCTGGCCGGTGTTCCTCGTCATCGCGATCGTCATCGCCGTCGTCGCCGTCATCTGGTACTTCTGGGACGAGATCAAGGCCGCCCTGGCCAAGGCGTGGGACTGGGCGAAGCGGGTGTTCACCGGCATCTGGAGCGCCATCGTCGGGTTCGCGCAGGCGGTGTGGGCGACCGTGAAGCCGCTGTGGGACACCCTGTGGAACATCCTCACCCTGCCGGTGCGGATCTGGTGGACCGTCGTCTCCGCGGTCTTCCAGCTGGCGTGGGCCGGGATCAAGTGGGTGTTCGAGCAGATCGTCGCGTTCGTGAAGCCCCTGTGGGAGTCCCTGTGGGGCGGGGTGATGGACGTCGTCGTCGCCGTCGGCGCATGGATCAAGCCGAAGCTCGACGCGGTCCGCGACTTCGTCGTCGGCGTGTTCACCGCGATCAAGGACAAGGTCTCCAGCATCTGGGACTCGATCACCTCCATCGTCCGGCGCGCCGTGGACTCCGTCGCCGGGATCGCGCAGGGCCTGTGGGGCGGGCTGAAGGGCGCCATCAACGCCGGCATCGGGTTCCTCAACAGCGCGATCAGCGGCTTCAACGGCCTCATCGCGGCGGTGAACAAGGTCCCCGGCGTGTCCGTGCCCGCCCTGCCCACCATCCCGAAGCTGGCCGACGGCGGCATCGTCACCCGCCCCACCCTCGCCCTGATCGCCGAAGCCGGCCCGGAAGCCGTGGTCCCCCTGGACCAGTACCGCCGCGGCG